CTTTGGGCCAATGGTTTAAAGCAACCATCTCGACGTTATCTCTTAGACTTTAAGAAATTAACAATCCACCAGTTGGATATGCCTTTCTCATCCTCTTGCATACTCTTCGTATATCCAAGGAAGTCTGGCATGAGGTCGACAGCTTCTTTAGAGATACTATCAATATCATCTAAGAAGCCTGGGATGTCTATTCCAAGGCGATATTTATCCCTTTTCATGCAAAATTCAGCGAATTCAGTTCTCAATGGATGGTATTTACAATTTTCAATAATTGACAACTGACGTAGAGCCACCATTTTCGCTGACCAAATATCTGGATCGTAATAACGTTCCTGTTCCATCAGCCTACCAAGAGCACGGTAAGTTGAATAAACACCTACGCATATTCCGTCGACTCTGTAATTCTCATGGTGCCAGCGTCGTAAATACACGCAATCATGTTTGCTCACATACTGCTTTGCCTCATTCATTTCCAAACCATGTGCAGTATATGATCGCACTACATCTTCCACAGTTATGCCAGGATAGGTGAGAACTCCATCATCACCCAAGCACTGTGAATTAGGGTTTAACTTTTGGTTTGCAGCTTGCGCTGCTTCATACTGCAGGGCTCTATGGGCGAGAGTCTCATCAGCATTGGTTCCACCAGAACCACTTCCCATTCCATGTTTTCCGAAACGTATCTTACCATAATCAATGGCTAGAGGTATCTGATACTTAATGGGGAATACGTTTTCCAACCACTCTTTCTCTTTAGCACCACTGGTTAGTATGTTTGTTAGAATATCTAACGCACACTGCTGCATGCTAGGGTTAAAGTGTTGGTCAAACTTACTGAAGTCAGTGCATATCACGTCGTCGTCCCTACCCTTTGTATCAAACATTTGAGTGATACGCCGGTCGACTGCTTCCATGCTTACCCAAGCTGGAACAAGATTGAATTTCTGCGCACTTTCAATCAACGGTTGATATACACGTAATTCTTCGATGTTTACTGCGAATGGAAACATCCAAACCACTCGCTGTTTCACATCATCATCTTCGGGTCCTCCCTCTTGTCCTCTCCATCCAAGAACAGCGCAACCAAACCACAGATTTCCTGTGTTTCTAGCATCCATGGGATCACCATAATGCTGGTTCAACCACATGTACACTGTCATTTCATGTTGGTACTCCTTTAAGTAGCACTTACACGGTATGGTTTTCTTTACTACGTTTAAACGTTTTGTAAAGAAGGGTGAGCCAGAGTTTGTTGACTTCTTCATGTTATCCACAGTTCTCTGTGTGTCTCTAACTCGTAAACCACGAATCTCAGTCATCTCAGCAATTACTGCTTTGATAGCTTTTGCAGAAACAGGCGTTGACGGCAGGAGAATGTCGTCATAGTAATGATCAATGTCTTCGAGCCTTTCAGATAACGGCTTCATGATAGACAATGGTCCGACTTTAGCCTTTAAGTCGTTTTCGAAGTCCACAAGAGTCGGCCACTTGTCAGCGATCGATTCAAGTGTGGTACTCCAATCTCTCAGAACACTTTCAACTGAGCACCCTTTGGCAAAGGTGGTTCTGTACTCATCAGGTTGTCCTTTTCTGACTATGTCAAAATAAGACCGTAAACCTGGATTAGGAAGATTAAAATAATCTTCGAATTTAGTTTCATTATTTTTAGGCATAATGAATGGCCTCCTTTCTATAAAATTTGTAAAC